AGACCATTATGTCTTAAACGGTTTAATAATTTGATATAATAGTCTTTATTTCTTAAATTTATAATATCTTCTTTAATATTCATTTAGTTTATACATTACAATTTAATTTAATTTAATTTAATAAATTGATAACTAGCCGCGACTACAATGCCCGAAAAGGTATCCGTCGCGAAAGAATATCCAAAACCCAGAGGATCGTAATAATGTTTATTAAGATGTGGAAATAATCCAGAGTATCTCATAGGTATACCTACTAATCCCGAGATGATAATTACCAATAATGTAGTATAAATATTTACACCTGACAAATTTAATGATTCAAGTGATTTAATGATAATAAAATGTGTTACTGCACCGACAAAGCCGGCGATGAGCGCAGCGGATAAAACAGTATGTTTTTCAAAATATTCTTCAAGTACGGTTATCCATTTCATATTTTCAATTCCAAAAAATTTAATTTTACCTTCTGACATCATTCTAAGAATTACATCCCAAAAAGCGGTTATTAAAAATATAATTATTATATTTTGCGCCAAATTATTGTTTGCGCTCATTCTGTTTTATTTATTTAAAAAAAATATATTTATTTATAATAAATGATGTTATCAGAAGTACCGAGGCCTGTTATAATCGCCGTAGTTGTTGCCGCGATATTAGCCATTTTATGGATGTCGGGTACATTTTCAACTAGAAAACAGTACAGAAATAGAGACGCTTTTTCATTAGAGGGTGATATTCAGAATAATTTAACAGCTTTAAATGCCGACCAGATTGAAAATCAAGCATCTAATAAATTTCACTTTGATGATAGAATCACTGGTGCCATATTAGATGACGGTGCTCGGTTAGACTCCTTGTACACCCAAAAGACTTACAGAGGTCCGTACGGTATTTCTACAAGATCCGCTATCAAACCAGATGAACCAGTAACCGCCGCGGTAAAGGATGTAGAACCAACTGCTGTAGTAGAAGTAGATTCTTCACAGGTTAAACCAGAACAGAGTGTAGCTGTTAAAAAAGAAAATGTAGTAGCGACCGAAGATGTAGTTGTAAAGGCAAAGGATGTTAAACCGGGTGAAAGAGTTACCGTAAAGCCAGATCAGGTCAAGCCAAGACAACAGGTTCTTAAAAAGAGCATGGTAACGGGTCAGTCTGAATTGGTCACCAAGGAAGATATTGACATCAATGAGACAATAATTGCAGATTCTAGTCAGTTAGATCCCGAGACAACTGTTGTAGTTAAAGCGGCCCAGGTAAAACCCAATAAGACTGTAGTAGCCCAAGGTAAGTCGCTTTCCTCTGGAAAGAAAGTGACCACCGTTGCTGAAAAGGTGAAGCCCGAAGAAGTTGTAATAGTAAACAACTCTGATACAAAGCCCGATGCTAAGGTAAACCAAGTTACTGCTCCATCCGCTCCTTCGCAAATAGGTGTACCCGCGACAGGTGACGGAATTGAACTAGAAGCTCCAGAGCCCATTTCGATAGGTAATGTAGAAACTAGACTAGCAGCTGATGCTCGTTTTGGAAAGGTATATTCTATGAATAAGTATCCTGCCAAAAAAGCTTATACTACATTAAGTGCTAGACAGAGTCTATCCGAGTTTCCTGTAAGATCTACAATTCATACATCCAGAATCTAAATTTATCTAATTATATACTCATTTATTAAACATTCATTAATTAAACATTCATTATTCATTTCATCGGTTGTATCAAAAACAATTGTATTTTTGTAACTAATTTTAAATTTTTTACTTCTATATAGCGAAAGTCTTTTACGATGCCAATTATTAAATACACTTATTGTATCATTTATATCTATGACAAGTGGTAGATTTTCATTTTTCTTACGTAAAATTCTACCAACTGCCTGCTCTACGTTACCTTTTGGAGAAGCAAGTATTAACGTGTCTAATTCTGGATTATCATAACCTTCTGAAGCCATTTGATACGTAGCTATTATAATTCTACAAATGTTAGACTTTTTAAGTTCTTCTGTTTTCATACCTCCGTAGTATAAACCAACTGAATAAGACCTAAGCGAATTATATATCAAGTCACAATGAGCTTTACGATCGGACAGTACAAGAATTTTTCTGTTGGATATGTAACACTCTTTGATTAATCTTAAGATAAATGTATTTCGAGAGTCTATTTCTGTGATAGAAGTGATACTTGAGGGCGAATTTACTTTCCCATTCGGTAAATATTTAATTACATTTTCAGGAAAATCCGTGAAATTATAAATGTGTATCTCTGGTTCTATAATAAGCAATTGTACATTCACAACCACTTTACCCAGAAACCACTCTAGTGTATATTCCAAACGATCTGCTCTTTTTAATGTAGCAGTTAGTCCAAGATTATACTTAGCACCTATTTTGTAAAATACATTAGAAAATACTTTAGAACAGTAATGATGTGTTTCATCATAAACAGCAAATGAAAAATCTTTGAATATTTCCTCTGTATAGTCTTTCATTGAAATACTTTGAATCATTCCTATACATATACTTTCGTTTGTATTTATATTTTTGCCCTGAATTATACCAGGCGAAACATTTAAAAATTTTTGAATTTGTTCTCTCCATTGTTCCATAAGAGATTCTTTATTAACTAAAATTATTGTTTTGACTCCGAGTAGATGCGCGATGTAAAGACTGGCAAAGGTTTTACCCCATCCAGTGTATAAACAGGCTATACAAGAACCATTTTTAAGTAATTCGGTATGAATTTCTTCAATTGCTACTTTCTGATATTCTCTGGGCGAATTATTTATTTTAATACATTCGGGGCGTATTTCATTTAAAATTAAATCGCCATCTGAATTAAAGTATCGCGGAATGTACAAAAATTTATTTGTAAGTTTATACAATGAGTAATTTACAGGAGCATAATCACCTGGTGTAAAAGGTGTAACGGTCAGTTCTTTTTTAAGACCAGTTTTTGACAGATTTACGCGACGACCGAAAGGCATTGGATATTTATGCGATTTATGTTTATATTTATTTAAAGAAATGAGATATACATATTTACATCTTAAATGGTAAAACTTTATATCACAACAGACCGTACATTTAGGTACAACAACAGATGTAATGAAAAGCAAATTTCAGAAATGAAACACATTATCAAGAAAAAAACAGATGAAGTGCATAGATTTATCGAGGATAATCGTCAAATTGGTAATGTTTTGTCTCGTACAAATGGTTTTAATAGAATGATTTATAATACTTATTCTGAATTGTATAAAAAGTACACCAGTGTAATTCAAAATTTTGATAAATTGAGAGTTACTCTTCGAGAAACTGAAACGAAACTCGCAGAAACAACTGAAATGTATGAAAATCTAGAAGACATCTATAATGATAAAGTTGCAGAATGTGAAAGACTCAAGAAAAGTGACACAATGGAAGAAGGAGAAATTAAAGAAGAGAATTAAAGTGTATAAATGAATATAAAGAAAAAAAACATATAAGAATATGTAATTAGAGTAATTCTATGGAGGCGTAGCTCAGTCGGTCAGAGCGTCGGTCTTATGAGCCGAATGTCGCGGGTTCGAGCCCCGCCGTCTCCATAGAATTATTACATTTTTTTAATTAGTTTAAAAACTCAATTAATATACACATTATACAGTTTAATTGAATTTAATTCAATGGCCTGTTCTATTTGCTGCGAAAACTTTAATGCTTCTAGCCGTCAGATGGTAGAATGCATGGGTTGCGACATTTCTGGAGCAGCGTGTAGGACTTGTTGTAAGACTTACATCTTGAACTCCCAGAATGACCCCGCGTGTATGTTTTGTAAAACTCCCTGGGAGCGCGAGTTTATGATTAAAAATTTAACAAAAACATTCGTTGATAAAGATCTTAAAAGACACAACGAAGATCTTTTTGTTGAAAGACAGATTTCTCTTTTACCTGATACCCAGAAAGCTGCTATCAAGGAAAAGAGAATTAGAGAAATTAGAAAACAAATGGAACTAGTTCAAAAAGAAAAAGACAGACTTAAAGCACTCGTCAAAGAACAAAACGAAATCTATGAAGCGCATTGCTTAGAATTACAAAGGCTTCATTATGGTACGTCCACAGAAGATACGTCAAGTGTCAATTTCACTATTAAATGTTGTAACGAGACATGTAATGGTTTTCTTAACACGGCATTTTACTGCGAGATGTGTGAAACTAATTTCTGTAAGATGTGTATGGAAGTCAAGGAAGAAGGACATATCTGCGATGAAGAAACTAAAGCAACTATACGGGCAATTAAAAAAGAAGCTAAACCCTGTCCCGGTTGCGGGGAAATGATATCTAAAATAGACGGCTGTGATCAAATGTGGTGTGTTAAATGTCACATTCAGTTTTCTTGGAGAACAGGTCAACAAATGCAGGGGTACAACCACAACCCAGAGTATTTTCGCTGGCTTCGAGAAACCGGACAGGAGATTCAAAGAAATCCTTACGAGAATGTAAATGAAAGGCAAAATGTCTGCGGAGTCGACATGGACGCTGTTTACATTACTCGCACAATCGTGAATCTTTTCCCAAATAATGCTATTATTCGCACCGATTTTTGTAATATGTACAGATTTTATAGACATGTAGAATGGCTCAACGGTACATTTCAGGGGCGAGCTGAACATTCAGAAACAAGTCTTCTTCAACTCAGAGTAAAATATCTACTCAAGGACATCGGCAAAGAACAGTGGAAATTTGAAATTCAGAAGATAGATAAACAGAACAAAAAGAATATTATGTATGAAAATATATGGAGACTTGTACTTACAGTTCTACAGTCTACGTTTGAAAAATTTGCGGTTTACACTCGCGAACAGAAAAACCAGGAAGAATACATTAAATTGTGTAGAGAGTGTCTCAAATTCAGGAAATACGTAAACAATTCTTTCATTAATGTATCAAATACATTTGGATCTCAAACGTGCCCCGGAATTTCAAATGAGTGGCGTGAACTTGGAAATCTCAAGACATATATAAAGAAAAACCCAGATATGATTTAAAAAAAAATATATGTTTATTATAAATGAATAATAAACGAATTAAAATAGGTGTTAAATCGATTTCCAATTTAATGTCTCAAATGACAACTGGTTACGGTAAGAAAAAGTCAGGTTATTATCCACCCTCTTTGGAGGGTTATGAATATAATCCTAAGTACGACAAGTATATGAAAAAATGTAAACCTTACCAGGTGCGCAGTGAAAAGGGTAGATGCGTAGGGAGAAAACCTAAATCCGGATCTAGATCCGGTTCTAATCTTGCCGCTAAAGCTATGAAACTTAAACACAAGGAAGGTATTTCTCTTAAAGAGGCTTGGAAAAGAGTACGTTTTGGTTACACTCCCCCAAATTTAGTAGATTATGAATGGAATCCGGTAACTAAACGTTATAATAAAAAATGTGGTGCAGGTAAAGTACGCAATCCTGCAACCGGTAGATGCGTATCAGACGGTACTTCACGAAGGGGGGGAACGCCGGGTACACGAACTCCTAGAGCACAGAGACAGATCAGGGGTTACAAGGTAGAAATAGTTATAAAACCATTAGGTGTAGACGAAAGAATAGATTTAACAGGTAAAAACCGTGCTCATAATCTTAAAAAACTTGTAGAATATTACAGCCAGCCTGATTTACTGCCCGGTTTAGCATACGTCTACGACATAGTTAATCCAAAGGTAACCAAAAGAATAGTCGGAGAAGAAGGAAGAATAGTTTTCAAATACGAACATCTAAATGCTGATGAAAATGAAGTTTCCGTGGGTATCGACATGGCATTATCTTTAGATGATAATGGTAATTTCCCAGTTAGAACTAACGGGACTGGTAGAATAGTAGACATTAGACCAGATGGCTTAGATCCGAATGTAACCTTGTTATCAGAGGGTCGCGGGGCTGTAAAGAAATGGAAACCATTCTATTAAACTTTTTTAAATATAAATGAAAAATTTAAAAAACTACACATCTGTTCTTTTTCAGTCAAATCAAAATGATATGTATCATAAATTTCAGTAAAATTATTAATTTTTATTAATTCAAGTCCATGATTCTTACACTTTTCAATAAGATGTTCTTTATGAAGAAAGTATTCAATTGAAGCACCCCGATATTCAAAATAAGTCTCTCGGGATGATTTAACCGATTTTAGTTCAAATGAATACATTCCTTCTCTTTCTGTTCTTTTGAGACACAGAGTGTCATTTTCAAAATTTCCATTATTTAAACTTAAGAGACTGTATATAACATCTCCGTCCGCAGCAGTCCCAATGAAATACCCATTTGTTTTAAGTTTTTTAGAAATAATATTCAGTGTTATATCAATGTCATTCACAAAATAATGGAAAGAAAATTGACAGGATACTATGTCATAAATTTTATTATTGTCCTTGCCATTGATTATATTCAAAGCAAATGGATCTATAGCTGAAATATTCCAGAAATAACACCTTGGCATATTCGCAAGATGTTTCATAGAATTATATCTTTTAATAGCACCGTCAAATTTATTTTTTTCATATATGCCCCTGTTGTCAATGTCAAACCCCGTAACATACTTAAGTCTTGCTTTAGACCACTTCATCAAGTCTCCGCCTCTACCAACGGCAACATCTAAAAGACATTCTCCATTAGTTTTCTTTTGTGCCTCAAAGATGAGTTGTGTCTTAATCCAATTGTGAAATTTGCGAAGTCCTTCGAGAGATTCAGTCATAATTAAATGAATACAGTTTATTAATTATGATTGTACCTATACTTTATATTTTTTTGTAATAAATTTACTTAGAACTGTCGATTGTCATAATAGCCATTGCCGCGTAATTATGAAGATCCATTAGAGTATCTCGCAGTGTTTCATCGACGACTTCAATTTCAACACTCTTCGATGTAATTTTAGAAAATCGTTGAAGTTTATCTCCAATTCTTACCATTACGCCTACTGTACCATACGTAGCAAAAGCGTCACCATAATCTGAATTTTTCTTAGAAAAAAGTTCGCGACATTCATCTTGAATCTTCTTTAATTGTTCTACTCGATTCATTGTATATATAAATGTTTTATCCCTTTAAATTAAATCAATAAGATTTGTATCTCCAGGAAATTTATAAATACTAAGTTGTTCTTCTAGATTTTTAATTTTTTGAAAAAGTTCATAATTAAGACGTTTTAACTGCCTGTTTTCTCTACAGGTTTCTTCATAAGCAGTGTTTATGTCATTAACACTTCGAAAATCATTTTCAAATGTAACAATAGCAGGTTCCATACACATTTTTTGATGTTTTTTAGTTTTGAAGTGACTGTTTACTAAAATTGAAAATTTATCTTTTGTGTAAATATTTCCGCAGCATCGACAACCATTTGGGTATTTTCCTTGAAGATCTCTAATGTTCATGTTTACCTTTGTTTGATGTTCCCAATCTGTTTTTGGTTCATAGTTGGGGTAAACATTTGTAATCATTATAGATTATAGATAAACATCCGTTATTCTTTTAAATTATTTACAGAAATTTATTATGCTTAAACATTTAAATTATAGATGAGTATAACGGTCATGAACTGTAAGTGTGGAAATAAGGCTTTTTTCTTTGAGAAAACTACAACCGATGGAACATTTAATGTATTTAAATGTGATACTCAGGAAACCAAAAAAAAGGTAAAATGTGATTTCTATTATTCACAAAAAATTAAGGGCCCCGTTAAGAAGGTCGCAGAAGATGCAAAACAAGAAATGGACATATACTCAGAAGTAAACCCAAGAAAGACCTACACGAAAGATTTGAATAAGTACATACGCCTTCTTAAAAATGCTGTACACTTGCCTAAAACATATTCTACTGATTACATAGCTAATATTAATTACATACTTAAAAGATTGAACATGAAATTTTATTTCGAAGACATTGAAAGTATAGAATGTCTGGAGAAAAGAATTAAAAATAATGAGTACATTCCTAGTCGACCTGATACCTCAAGTATTACATTTCCTTTGAAATTGACAGAATACCCCCTCGAATTGAGAGTACCATTGAAAACAAAATCTAAAAAGAGAAGGAAGATGAAATCCGGTGTAGAAATTGTGAAAGTTGATTTTAATAACTTCATAGAACAAGAGGAAACATCAAAACAGGAAGAAGATGAAAATGATAATAAATCAGAATGTAGTGATGAATCAAGTGAAATACCCGATGAAAGCGACAATGACAATGACAATGACAATACATTTGACGTCGAGGACTGTAATTCTGACGTAGATGAAACACCTGACGATACCGGGGCATTTAGCGATTAAATAAATTTAATTAAATATATACATATTGATAAATTGTATGTTATCAAATATATTAGATGAAAAAAGTCAAGTTAAAATAAACGAAAGAATAAACAAATTCATTTTTCCTATTAAGTGTTACGCTATTATACTCATAGTCATTCTATTACTAAATTCTTATTATTTATACAAAATTTCCGAAAACTTAATTAATTTAAAAAAATGATATATAAATGTGTAAATGGCGGAACTACCTGTTACAGATCAGGAAATTGAATTTTTTAAAAAGGATGTTGTAGATTATAACGAAATTGATACACAAATTAAAGATCTAAAGAAAAAAATGAAGCCTTATCAGGATAAAATTAAAGAACTTACGCAGAAAAAAAAACAGAAACACGAAGAAGTTCTAAATTTTATGTCCAGTAACAATCTAGACGTGTGTCACGTCGGTGATGATTCCAAACTAGAACTTAAAAATACAGCGGTTAGTAAGCCAATCACAAAGGGAGATGTATATGACAGAATATATAAGTATTTTTCTGAAGACATTGACAAAACAGAAGGTATGGACATCCAGGGAAAGGCAAAGTTTTTGCATGATTATATATACGTAGAAGGTCGCGAAAAAGTATCCATGCAAAAACTAGTTTCTAAATAATTTAAATCAGAATGTAATAAAGTCTTTGTAATTATTGACTATATCCAAGACATTAGTGTCTTCTTCATATGTTTCATACTTTACTTTTTCTAAAAGTTTCATATAATTATTCATCGTAAGCGACTTAATGAGATTATTTTCAAGTTTAATCAGGCCTATATCTGAATTATACCTATCAGTTGTAAAACTTAAAACTGTTAAGTTCATTTCAGAATTTTCGTTTTCATTGTACATGACTACAAAGTCTTGATACGTCTTAAATTTATTAAAACCACTGAATTGTGATATATCAAATACATTTTCATTGGTTTTTTTTTCTTTAATTTCTCCATTTTTAAGAAAAATCAAATATGACTTCATTCTATACTACTTTAACCTGTATATTTTAAATAGTGTTTTTAACCCTAAAAATTACAAAAATAAATTTATATAAAAAAATATTTTATATTGAATTATATTCAGTGATGGCCAAGGCACCTGTTAACTGGACAATTGATATCAAAGAGAAAATCGACCAGGCTGATAATGATAAACTAATGGAATACTTTCAAGTTTTAGATGGAAAATGGTCCGTTAATAAGGAAGATAATATCATAGAAACCGCTTGTAAAAATCTTTGTATTTCCGATTTAGAAGCTACCGATACATCTATTCTTTCAATTGAGATGGAGAAGGCTATATTCGAAACCACTCTTTTGTATTTTAAATTTAAAAAATACATTCCAGATTTTGAAGACTATCGAGAACGTTGGAATAAGATCTATGAAGTAATTTTCTATTCTGAAAGACTCATCCGTGATACTTATATTCTTTATCGTACATCTGATCCTAACAGAAATTCACTGTGTAATGAAGATCCAGACGTACTTTTTAAGTATGCTAGATTTACAGACGATTCTAAAAAAACACCATATCAATGTCTTCTTTTATATCTACTCGAATTGTTTTCGGAAGAAGGTTTTACAAAATCAGGTGGTAACTTGTATAAACCTGTTATCTACAAAAAATATAATACACATGCGTGGAAAAAGCAGTGTACAATTAAGGATTTCATCTATCAAAAAACTGATCACAAAATTAACTTTAATCAATGGAAAAACGCAACTGCCAACGGTACGAGTAATATCAATAATGCTGAAAAATACTTTAATGAATTTATTGGTCCCGAGTTGCCCGCCTTGAATAAAGATCGTCATCTTTTTGCTTTCAGAAATGGTAATTACATAACCAAATACAATACATCCGAACCAGGCGAAATACCTGTTTATGTAGACGTATTTGTCCCATATGGCAAAAGTCACCCTTATCTTAATAATTTGTCCGTCGCAGCAAAATACCATGACGTGAATTTTAATAACTATGATGAGTATACTGATGATGAATGGTTTAACATTATAGCACATTGTCCTACGTTTAAAAGCCTCCTCGATTATCAAGAATTTACAGAGGAAGTACAAAAATGGTTTTGTACTTTTATGGGCAGAATGTGTTTTAACCTCGGCGATATGGACAATTGGCAAGTTCTGCTGTATCTACTCGGACAAGCAGGTGCCGGAAAGAGTACTATCGTGATGAAAATTATTCAGAAATTCTATGAAGAAGAGGATGTAGGAATCATCGCAAATAACATTGATGCTAAATATGGTATCAAACCTCATGTAAATAAGTTTATGGTACTTGCCCCGGAGATTGCTGAAAATTTTAAGATGGAACAGACAGATTGGCAGCTTCTTGTTGAAGGGGGGCGAAATACTTACTCGGAAAAATATAAATCAGATGAAACTATCAATTGGGAAGTTCCTATGATGATGGGCGGTAATAAAATCATGAGATACAAAAATAATTCCGAAAGTGTATCTCGTAGAACAGCCGTTGTTAATTTTTGGAAAAAAGTAGTAAATACAGATACAGAAATTGATAAAAAACTAGCAAAAGAAATACCAAGTATTATGAAATTGTGTATTCGCGGCTACTATCATACACTTAAGAGGCACGGGAAAAAAGGTATATGGAACATTCTTCCACAATACTTTAAGGAAAATAAAGAAGAGATGGAGCAAACTACTAATTCTCTTCAGCATTTCTTGAAATCTGGTAAGGTAGTATTTAATACTAAGTATTATGTACCCCTAAAGGTATTTTCTCAGATTTTTAACGATCACTGTAGGGAAAATAATCTACCGAGGGAACAGTTTACAAAGGATTATTATATGGGCATATTTACTAATAACGGCATCAAAGTAGTTCAACAAGGTTCCAGAGAATATCCCCCCAATTCTGGAACTATTCTCAAACGCACTACATTTGTACTCGGTATTGATATTCCAGGTGATGACAACGAAATTCCCGAGGATGATCCCGAATGAATGTAATGTATTTTACGTTAAAACAAATGATTTAATTTATTAATTATATATTAAATGTCTAAAGAAATGTTGCCCGAAATAAACGCTAGTGGCGATTTTATATTCAAGATTGGAATAGGTTCATTAATTGTAATTATAATTTACTTTATATTTAATTTATTTTCCAAGTTGAGGGAAATAAATGAAAAATTAGACTCATTTTTAACAGACTTTAAACCGGCCGAGGCACAAGAATATCAAAGTGACTCAATTGAAGACGTCACCGAGCAGTCCGAAAAGAAAGAGTCGAATATAGACTTAACGGGTGTTGACAAAGATTTAACAACTATCGAAGAGTAAATCTTAATTAGGACAACTGAGTATATTTTCATTTCTTACAAATGTATCTATCATACATCTATAAATTTTTTCATATGAAGCGATGTCATTACCCCCGGTGATTATAACACTACCGGGTCTAAATACAATACATGACATCACTTTATCGGTATCTGGAATTTGCATTTTAATATTGACGCCTGGGTATTTGTTTGGGTTAAAGGAATATGTTTTGAGATAATTTAATCTACCCTGGTCCAAAATTTTACACAAATCGGTCTGTTTTATATATTTGTCTATCTTAAAGTCAGAATTTATCATGCATATTCTCAAATTGGAAATATATGCCGTTTCGCTATTAAAAGCTTCCAATACACTGAGTCTTTTAAAAAGTTTTCTTACAGCATACGCCGCCGAATATGGATTAAGAACCCCCGCTAATTGAACATTTCCGTTTGAGAATATTTTAGCAGATACTTTGGGCTTGTTTTGATACTTAACAGTTATGTAAATATTGGCACAGTTATAAAATTGTTTTTTACCATTTTCATCACTGTATGCGTCCGTATACTTAGCGGTGTCTATAATACTATTAAAACAACAACACACTGTCATGGTAGAGATGTCCCATTTTTTAATTATATTAAATGATGTATAATTTCCATCTTGAGAATTTCTGAAGTTATCAAAACTTTTGAAATTTGGATGGCAAATACAATCTGTATATTGAGAACGCGGGTCGCAAATTACGCACGTTGTCATAACGAATAGGTCCGTGTTCTTTATATACTAATTTGTTTCTTTATATAGTTATTTTTTGTAATTATTAGTCTCTAAATTCATTTATATTTTCTACTACATCGATGTAATCAATGATTAATTGCTTGTTTACTGACTTTTTACAAGCTTTTAATAAAACATCGGTCATTTCTTTAGAATGATTATTTACAAGATGTGTAAAATAAAATATAAACCTTGGAAGATAAAATCTATAAGTTTCTTCTAAATTTAATTCTTTATTATTAATATCTTTTATGATGTCATATAAACAGAAAGTAAGTATATTAAAATCTATGTCTCTAATCATATCATCCGAAACTATCAATTTGTTTGTTGACTTTCGATGATAATAAAGTATTAATTTATTTATTTCTTCTATTTTTTTATTTGAAAGTTTAATTCTAGTACAAGGATCTCTGAAATCGGACATCTTGTTTAAATAAATTACAAATGTGTCAAAATCATAATAAATGTACTTAGTGTTATTTTTAACACAAATCCAAGGATATCTAATTTCTTCGTGAGAAATAGGACACACTTTATTAAAATCTAGTTTTTTCCTAAATTTTTGCTGTATTACTTTAGCCGCTGAATATTTATTTAAGAGGTCCAAAAGAAAAGACTTTATGTATTTTTCATTTTTAATTTTATAAATCTTACATATTTTTTTTAAGCACTTAACGGTTAAAATATTTGAATATTTAATCATCTAATTAATTATTATATCTTTTTAAATTAATTTAATTTAAATGTGTATAAGAAAATACAATATAAACTATAAATGTCATCTTTTAAGATATCTAAAAAAACAGTTCATACAGATTCAAGAACATCTATTATAGATAAACACCTTGAAACTATTAAAAAAATAGAAGACGATAAATCTAATTTAGATAAATATCGTTCAGAGTTGATACTGTTAAAAAAAACTAAGAAAAACTTTGAAAGTAAAAATAACTATTCGGACGCATTTAGTATTTCTAGAAAAATAGACAACTTAAAAGACAAAATTAATAAGATTGAAAACGATACTGATTTATCTGATTATTTATTCGATTCTATAAGTTTTATAAAGGAAATAGACAATAATGAATGCACAACAGTTGAAGGCACTTCAGATGAGGGTATATTTAAATACATCTCTCTTGATTCTAAAAATAATAAAGGCGAGGCGTACAGAATGTACATGGAAAAATGTTTCCCATCGGAAATGCCCTCTCGATTTGAAAATAAACGCAATAACATTTTCAGGTGCCCGGACTGTGACAGTAAGACCACAAATGATATTTCATCGGGACTTGTTATTTGTTTCAACTGTGGTCTAGCAGAAAATTCTAATATTTCAAATCTTCCAGAATGGAATCATGCAGAAACACACGAATACGTCAAGCCATATAGTTATAAAAGAACAAATCACTTTAAAGAATGGATAAATCAGATACAGGGTCGCGAAGGAACTCTTGTACCAAATGATGTCATAGATTTATTAATAATTGAAATTAAAAAAGAAAGATTAAGAGATAAATCTCTAATTACATACTCTAAAATAAAAGAATTTCTTAAAAAACTTAAACTTAACAAATACTACGAACATATCCCAAATATAATACATAAAATAACATGTAACAAACAGTTAATTATTAATAATGAATTTCAGGAAAAATTAGTTACGATGTTTAATGATATACAAGAACCGTTTGATAGACATTGTCCGAAAAATAGAAAAAATTTTTTAAGTTATTCTTACACATTGTATAAATTTTTTCAATTATTAAATAAGGACGAGTATCTCATTTATTTCCCATTACTTAAAAGTAGAGAAAAATTATTTGAACAGGAAAACATATGGAAGAAGATATGTACGGATCTAAAGTGGACATTTATTCCATGTATATAATTTTACTTGTGTATAAATTTAATAAAGGTCTATATTTGCTGTATTATTATTGTAAGACACCGTAGTTGTTCCTACGCAAGTTACATTAATATAAGACCTCGGCCCAGCGAGTGTATTAAAGTTTATTCTAAGCCGAATACTGCTATATCTGTCCAGTGGAACACTAGAACCTGAATAAGCCGTAGAAGCCAGGGGTATCACCAGAGAACCCGTTCCGTCTTCTTTGTCTACACCATTGAATGTATATCTATTGTAATTTAAACCTAAGTATGATTTCGTTGCATAGTCTATAACACTCGGTTCTATAACTTTTTGATAAGAATAACCATTCAATTGTAAATTCATATCAGTTATATGTACCCCCGAAGTTAACCATCCAGATACTATAATATGCGAAGCGTATAAATTAAAACTATCTAAATCCAATAGGAGATATCCAACATTGTCTGCGTCAAAATATAAACCCTGTGTAATTTTAGGGACCTGTTTGACTCCTTTGTTAAATTGATCTATTTCAATGTCATCTAGTTCAAACCTTTTAGAAAAAAGTCTCATTTGTTGAATTTCTGTTTTGTATTTTAATCTGAATTTTCCGTTTACATTCTTATAAGTGTCGCCAAGTTGAAAACCGTAGTTGTCTGCTAGGAAAGAATCTATGAAATAATTTGGATCTCTATCACAGGGTATTAATGTATTATTCATGAAATTATCAAATACATTGTTATTCATATCTCTAGAAGTCAGTTCATTATCGATAACATTCTCTAATTTGTTGTAATAAATCTTAATAGATAATTTTTGGTCTTTTAGTAGTCCAGAAGGAAACGATCCGCTCTCGGAAATATTACTAAAAGTTTCTAATTTGGAATTTA